TGACATAGAGAACCTCAAGAATGTTGACTGGAAGATTGTTGATGATATTATTCTTGTTAATGTTGGTCAACCTGATTACATCAATATCAAACGTCAGGTTATAACCATAGCAAGAGATAATCTATTTAACGAGCCAAGATATGTTGTGGTGTTTCCACCAGTTGATTGTACACGAGTTACCCATCAACTTCTTGAGGGTATTGGACTGTTATACAGTGATGATGTCGAGGTGATTGATAATGGAACCCCAACCTAAAGATGTTCAACCAGAGTTAATTAAGGAGTATACTCCTATAGAGCATACTGGTTCGAAGGAAATTGTCGATACCTTCTTAGGCAGTGGACTTGATGCGTCCACTGTCAATATAGGAGCTATTGGTAATGGCGAACGAGCAACCGAGAGTGTGTATTCCAGCCTTAGGTCGTATTGTCAACGACATAATATTGGAGTACGTGTAAGTATGAGAGGCGGACAGGTAGTGTTGCTAAAAGACGATACGCTAGTTAAGCATGTCAAGTAACTACCTACGGTTCTTATACTTCTACCATGCTGATTGGGCAGATGATGAAGTATATACATTGAATGACTTTGGTGTACTATACGATATGGAGATACGCCTTGTTAGGTATTACCTGATGAGGTTAGTTCATGAAAGACGATTATGCCAGATTAAGCATGGTATTGTTACTTATTATGCTAAACATTGGACAGGTGAAGTATTTGATCAACTGCCTAATGTTAGTGTGATCAGATGAGGTATACCGTAATGACGAACAAACAATTAGTAGATAAGCTAGTTAGTGTTGGCTTTACTGAAGCTGATGCTAAGGTGAGAGTGAAAGCTGTTACAGAAGCAGCTAAGAGTTTGATGAAAGGTGAGACTGATAAAGCGATCGATGGTGTAGTTACCACAAAGATCAAGCAGCTTGCCAGGATGACCAAAGACGTCAAGATGTTTGACGTTGTATGCGTTGCAGCTGGAGACATTAGAGACTTTAATGAATATACTGTCAACCTTCAGCTTGAAGCATACAAAGAAGACCCTACCCAGGCGATTGCCGAGGGGCTTGTGAAGTTGGTTGAAGGTGACCCTGTTGCACTGGATACCAAGAAGTTCTTTGATAAAGAAGGGAAGATGAAGAACAACAACTTCGGTAAGCCGATCAAGGTCCAGATGAAGAGGGAAGCAACATTCATATATGATGATGACTTCATCAGAGCGTATGGTAATGTTGATATTACCCCAGGAAACAGGTACAGTGTATTCGGTAAGGTCAGTGCTAGTGGAACCTTGAATATGAAACCAGTACCACCAGCCATTCCACGTGGGGAAGTCACACCTACAGAGATGTGGGATATGATTGACAAAGTTGGAGCAAGTAGTGATACTACTGTACAACTCTGTGATGTCTCAGATCAGGATAAGAGTACCTTTGTTGTCATAAGAGGAACTGTCCAAGCGTCCATAGAGACATCCAATGAAGGAGCCATGTTGATTCTGGATGATGATGACATAGGAACTGAACCAGTTGCCTGCTTTGCCAACACTACTGCCATGATTGAACAGGTGCTTCAGATTGTTGAGGGGACAGAAGCCTGCATCATGGGATCTATAGGGAAACAGAAAGACAATGACACTGAAGAGATCAAGACCAACGTGTCTGCCTTAGGTGTTGTGATCAATCCTCTAACTGTTGGTGATCCTACTGTGATGAGTGAACTTGATAGCGTACTATACAAGTAGTACGTTATTCTTTTTTTAGCATGGTGATGATGATGGCATGGGACAATAATACTGTTGATGGAAATAGCAAAGATATTGCAGATCTGTTTACCCCAGTCGTAGAACTCGAGATAGATGATGGACTTCATATGGGAGTATATGGACCATCAAAGATGGGGAAGACAACATTCTGTACTACAGCTCCATTACCTCAGTACTGGATTGATACTGAGAGTAACATGAAGAAAGAAGCTAAGAAGCTGCCTAAGGATATACAGGAGCAGATATTTGTATCTGAAGTACTCAAGTGGGCAACTGTTGCACAAGGTGGCAAGAAGAAGAAAAAGATTGATCTCGTTGCATCAATGGAGATGGCGTTCGATGCTATGGATGCCTTAACTGATAAGGTTACCCAGATGAACGAGGAGAAGAAGAAGAGAATTGAAGCTGGAGAAGAAGTAACACATGGTGCACCAGGAACAATGATCATTGATTCAGCAACTGATATATGGAAGTGGATATCACTTTGGAAAGATCAGGGTGCTGGAGGTAAGCTGAAGAAGACAAAGAGTGGATCTATTCCACGATATGAATGGGGACATGCCAACGAACGATATGCTGAGTTCATTTACATGTTGTTAACATCAGGATGGCATGTGATCATGACATTCAGGAGTCAGCAAGCTGTTAATAACAAAGGTGAAGATGTTGGATACCTTAAAGCAAGGTGGCAGAAGGATACAGATTACTGGCTTGATCTAATCATGGAGGCTAACACAGATGGTGTTGATTTTGTCTGGAAGTTCAAAGGTGATAGGTTTGGCAAGATTAGTGGATCGATAGCTAATCCAACTTGGGATACATTGCTACAGAGGATACATGATGAGTCTGGAGTTGACATCATATGAGTGAAGTAACAACACGTCCTGGTAGTTATATGGATGGATACAACCAAGCTAAGCTAGATTGTATGATTGATCAAGGACCTGATGTACGTGAGGGTAGTGAAGAGCATAGAATCATGATTGCTATCGAAGATATCAGATCTACATTAACCGGGAGGAATCCACACTATAAAGTACCTCCAGCTGAGTATGTGGATATTGAAATACTCATTGCTCAGATGGTATTAAAAGCTGAGAGAGCAAGACAAGCTGTGGATATTGAAAGACAGATCGATGAGGTCAGAGACACTGCAGGATATGCAATACTTATACTGGGGAGGTTGTTAAATACAACTACTCAACCAGAAGTAAGTGATCATGATCATACTCAACATTTTGTTAACTCCTCTTATGTTATTGGATATAATCAAGCACTATCTGATAACAACTTACCAGTTAAACATGATGTTGATTTAATACTTCATGGTAGGAAGTTACAGAGTCATCTCGATAAAAAACACCTAATATCAGCAACAGATATTAATGTTTATCGTGAAGATAAGACAGATGAAGAGTTCTCTATGTTCTCAGATGGATATCATCAAGCAATGAAGGATATACGTGATGACGAACAACCACCTATGACGTATGGAGAAGCAATATCTGATTCAGGAAGTTGATGATTATGCGATATATGCCAATACCAGCAGTAGGAATGTTTGATGTCCTTGATGATAGTGGAGTTAAGGATGTCTTCATTCTTTCTCAGATGATGGAACAGAATGAAGTGTATAGAGAGTTCTACCTTGATCGTAAGTGGAATACAGTTATCATTGACAATGCATTGTATGAAGAGCCAGATCCTACACCTATGGAGACTATGATCGATCTTGCTAATAATATTAATGCTGACCGAACATTCATTGTTGCACCTGAGGACTTGAAGAGTGGAATGCAGACTGGAGCAATGACTATTAAGGCAGTGGATCAGTATGGACTGAAGAGTAACAATTGGGAGTTGATGACTATCCTTCATGAGTATCCATTGGAGATGAGAATGCAATATGCAATGTTAATTGATGCAGGATTGATTGACATTGCATTAGGTGTTTCCATATTCTCATTCAGAAAAGGATATGATAGAGGAACACTTGCAAGCTTTTGTGGTATTCATAACCAGCATTACCTACATGCATTTGGACTTGATAATCTTCTCGAGGTGTTCAGTCTTAATAACGCAGGCTTTGATAGTGTAGATAGCAGCATGGCATTTACAGCTGCTGTAAGAGAGGTTGATATCTGGGATAAGTTCAACATATCAAGGATACCTGGACAGAACAAGATTAAGAGAATTGGTCTAACTGATACTAAGTTCAGTCAGAAACACAAGAATCAAGCATTGGAAAATATAATTGCTCTTAGGAGATGGTGTGTTTGAGTGATAAGAGAGTTCCGAATAGATGGGCATCAGCTGTATGTGTAAGTCGTAGTATGATGAGTGATACTAGCAATGCAACTGGATTTGGATTAACCAATCTATCAGATGAGGTGATGGAGTATTGTACTCAATTAGCAGATGCTTTATTATCTGGTGAGGTAGCAATGGAAGTTGATGATGGTGATGATTGGTAGGCATGATACCTACTACATTTATGGACGAGTAGCTCAGCGAAGTAAGACCATTAAGCCAGTCTGAAAGAGCACCGAGTTAAGTACTTGGAGGTCGATAGTAGGCTACTATCTTATGTGGGTTCCAATCCCACCTCGTCCTACAATAATAAGATGCGTGGCGGAATAGGTAGACGCAATTATCAATTCTGATAAGTGCAGAACACAGCCTTCATGGTAGTCTATGTAATGTGTTCATGTAGGATGCAAATTCCTACCGCATCATTGCGGACTATACTCCGCAGGAAGTAGTATAGTGGCGTCCTCGGTGTGGAAACATACGGCGGCTAGCTTGGGTAGTGCTATGAACTACCCACATTGCCAGTCTGGCCTAAATGGCAAAGGCAACTCCCCTGTAAGGAGATGATTACCTGTTCGAATCAGGTGACTGGCTTAGAGGTGATAATATGGATAAGTACTGGTTAGTATCAGATGATAATTGTAAAGGAATCCAAGGTGGACTATTAGAGATTATAAACACCACTCCTAAGAGTTCTGCAATACATGATATAGCAGTAAAAGCGCTACATGATTTAGAAACAGGAATGCATAAGTGTGATGTAAAGCCATGGGATATGTGACACAATGAATGCAGCAGATGAATATGGAAAGCGAACATTATCACTTGAACGTATTGATGATGATACTATATTACAATTTGTAATACATGATTACATTATACGAAATGAAGTAATTATGTTTACAGATTTTATGGATGACAATAAGCTTCACATATATCCATGGCATCAAGTTAGACATTTAACCATAAAGAATCCAGTAGGTGGATAATATGACAACATTAAGATGTGATAGTTGTGAACATGGTCCATGTTTCATATCGAATAAAAGTGAGACAAAGTTAATGAACATCATAGATGACATATGTTGTATACTTCATATGGAAGAACGTGATGAACATTGGAGAAAGGTAGCATGATCATTGAACAACTACCTAGATGTAAAGGAGGATATGATGGATTAATTCCAGTATTCTGTAAGCAATGTAAAGGTAGTAGATGCCATACAGATGAAGTTGTATTAGCTATTCCTCCATCAGATGCTCAAGAGCTACTTGAAGTGTTATGTGCTATACCTCAGGAAGTAGAGATGGGAGAGTATAGTGATGGTGAACCACATAGACCACCAGGTGTTGATAGTCTCATAGATCAGTTAATTAAGTACTCATTAGAAAATGATGAAGCTATACCAGATCATGAATTACCAGGAGAGTATTACCGATGACAGAGATATCACAATGGTATGCTGATCATCCAGAAGTATGGGTTGAAGAGTATTATTTATCAGATGGTATTAAACTAAAGATGCAACTAAACTTAGGTAATGAGATAGTACGAAGAGTGACTTATTTTGAGTTAGCTCAGAGCAACTTAGACATAATGATATCTATACTTGATAGTATGTTAGATCAACTAGTAAAACATGATCAAGAAATAGCAGAACTTAATGCATCTGTAGAGAGTACTGGATTTAAGCCAATAGAATTTAAGAGATGATATTACCATGAGTAATAAGTTACATATTATTAAATGTCTAAACTGTATTTACGCTAGAAGAATCAAAGAAAGTGAGCCATGCTTATACTGTCCCCATGGAGAGCATATTTCAGGATTTAGATATCCACACTCAAGTAAGTTTGTTCAACGACCTGGGATGCATGTTAGAACTACTAACGGTGCTCGTAGGTGGTAATAATGAATTTAAGACGGATTATAGATATGTACAGAAAGGCACAGAAAGATAAGTTATGTATGCACAATATACAAGATGTATGTCAATGTAACTGTGGTATATGGTCATCTTATATAACGAGACAGGAACTAGTAGAGCTTAATGCATCTCAAGAAGATACTGGTCCTGCACCAAGGTTTTATTAGGAGTGATAGTAATGAAAGTATCTGAAATGATAACATCGTTAAAGCATATGGAAGAAGTGTATGGTGATATTGAGGTTGAAATCTTGATTCAAAACCAAGATGGACTACATCAAATGGATAAGCAAGTATTCTTTGTATATAGTCAGTATGAGGACGATGTAAATAAGTGTTCGATTCAAGACTTTCCATATTAGGGAATACTATCATGAGTGGTAACATGGAATGTATATGTCCATATTGTAATGGTAACATGTATCTAGAAGAAGTACATTCATACTATGGAGCAGTAGATTATGAATGGATATGCCATAACGATGAATGTGAATCAAATAAACCAGATGATGAATCATGATTGATGTAACCCAAATTCCACTTCGTCATAAAGATAAGATAATATATGCTTTAAGTATCCAAGTAGAGCATCTCAAGTCTCATAACGAATGGTTGCTTGGGAAACAAAAAAGCTGAGAGATGATACCATATGAAATATGAATTATGTCCATTATGTATACCCTCTCCAACTATCACTAAAGAAGCAGAGTCTATACCAATAGTGAAAATAGGAATCATTAGGTGGTTAGAAGATGATGGTTTCAAAGGAGAAGGGTTTTGTTCAAACTGTGATGTTGCTGTCAGAAGATGTGATGAATGTAACAACATATATGAACATAGCTTATTATTTCCAATATGGGTAGGTAATAGAGATGAACATGTTTGTAGTAAGTGTATGAACCAATTAATGCGGAACTGATAATGACAACTAAAACTCAAAGTACCTATGCATGGATTGACTCTTGCTGGTTAATGAGCAATGGTAAGCCAACTGTTGTGTTGTTCGGTAGAGATATCGAAACTAAGAAGGTTAAGAAAATTGGCATACAGGATTTCGTTCCTTACTTCTGGGCACCACTTGATGAGATTACATTACCTGATGAAGTTGAAGAAGGAGTATCTTGCTTCGGAGATGCTATAGGTAAGGTAGTTGTTAATACACCAGATCAAGTTCCAGTTATACGTAACAAGTTTACTCATCACTTTGAAGCTGATGTTCCATTTGATATTAGATACACAGTTGACAAAAAGATATTCTATGCATATAATGATGAAGCTGAACCTGTTGAGTATGAGGGTGGATTCCTACCACGAATAGGTTATTATGATATTGAAGTTGAAGCTCCACCAGAGATCATGCCTGATCCTGAGAATCCAATATACCCTATTAAGTTGATTAGCATATTGGATTCGTATACTAATAAGGTGAGAGTATTTACTGTAGGTGGAAGACAGGTTGATGATGATCAAGTTATATGTGCTACTGAAGATGATTTGTTTAGAGTATTCTCAAAGTATGTAGCAAGTATGGACTTTGATGTTGTTACTGCATGGAATGGTAAGAAGTTTGATGATCCTTATTTCGTTAGAAGAGCAAGACTTATTAACTGTTATAAATACATTCAACCATTAAGTAGGATATCAGGTAAGTGGGTAACAGAGAATAGATTTACTGGTAGAATACTCATCGATATGATGGTTGTGTTTAGAGACTGGAGTAAGCCAATGGGTAAGATGCCTACTGGGTTAAAGTACATTGCAAAGAAGTTTGCAAACTTTGAATATGATGATGAGGGTAATCGTATTAAAGAGTTAATAGCGAACGATGAGTGGGAGAAGTTAGTTAAGTATAGCAAGAATGATGTTATTGCTATGCAGAAGATTGATGAAGCTATTGGATTATTTCAGTTCTATGAGAACATCAGACGCAAGATGGGAGTTAAGCTTAACGACATATTTGGTCGAGCAGTAATGATTGAGACGTTGCTCATGAAACGAGGTATCAAGCCAATGCCTACAAGAACGTTACATGAGACTGATGAAGATTTGATAGGTGCATTGGTATTAAAGCCACCAATTGGTATTCATAGTAATGTTGGTGGATTTGATCTTAAGGCATTGTATCCTACAATAATCATTGCTAAGGATATCTCACCAGACATTGATCATATGATACCCAAGACCATCACTGAGATGATGGAAGAGAGAGAGAAGTATCGAGTCATCCGTATGGCTGGTAATGCTGATGAAAATATGAAGAATAGTGAAACAGCAATCAAGTATATTGTTAATGCATTTTATGGGTATATGGCATATAAGAGAGCAAGGTTGTTTAAGATAGAATGTGCTCAAGAAGTTACAGGTACAGGTAGAGAGATAGCAAGGAGTATTCATAAAGAGTTGAAGGTATGGGGATATGATACAGTATATGGTGATACTGATTCTTCATTTGTCAAAGGTATATTAACCCCAGAAACTGGTATTGAATTACAAGGTGACATCAATAAGTTCTTACTGAAGTGGTCAAGGGAACAAGGTATCAAAGATGAGTTTGCACCTATCATTAAGTTTGAGAAGCTATACAAACGTATCATGTTTAAGAGAAAGACAACATCAAAAGATGCAGCCAAGAAGAGGTATGCAGGATGGTTAGTGTGGAAGGATGGATATGAAATTGATAAAATTGACTTTGTTGGATTAGAGACTAACAGATCAGATAGTGCAGAGGTAACAAAGGATGCAATGAGGAAATTCTTTACATCTGTATTGAAAGATAATGATACAGACTCTGCAATAAAGATGGTACGTAATATATATCGTGATGTGGTTGATGGTAATATTGATCTACAAACTGTATCAGTACCTAAGGGTATTCATAAGAAAGGACAGAATAATCCACACACAAGAGGTATGAAGACAGGAACTAAAGTGTATAAGATTCAATGGTATGGTATGGAGAAGCCTAAGCTATTATACTGTAAACGACCATTTAAAGAAGTGTGTATTGATAGTGGTGTTACTACAATACCACCTGCTATTGATGAAGATGGTAATGTTCTTGATATACCTGCATTTGAGATTGATTGGAACAAGCAAGCTGAGAAGACTATAAAGCAAAAGATGAAGCCATTGTTGGATAGTATTGGAGTTGACTGGGAACAATCAATAGCTGGACAGACATCATTGTTTGACTTTTGAGGTACCATAATGACAATTGTTAATTGTGATTTGGGTACATGTCCATGTAATGTTAATGGTGTATGTAGTAGAAGAGTTATCAGAATATCTGAAGGTGATACTGAACGTAATGATTGTTTTTGTAGTGATAAATATTATGGGAGTCATAAAACATGAAAAGAACATGTAATAATTGTTTAGCTAGTGATTGGGAAAAGGGATGCTATATATGTAATTTAGATTACGATGTTGATATTAAACGTGGAGTACCAAAAGAAGAGTGTCCAAAGCCATTAACAAATAGTCAGTTGATTAATGCAAAGCATAAGTATATGAGGAGATTATAATATGAAATTGATAGCAATAAAGAAGAATGGTAAATACTATTGTAAAGAGAATGATAAATATCTACATGTAATTCCTGATGAGAGTAGACTAAGGTTTGATGTAGTAAGGTTACCATCATTTAGTGAGAAATGGGTTGTATTCAACAAATTACCAACATCTGCTGAGAAACACATATCAGGTAGGTTGAGGATCATTGACTATCAATTAAAGGATGAATTTGAAGTAACTGATAAAACACCATCTGTATTACCTCCTGGATCATTTGATTGCATAAAACGAGATGAAGGTGATGGTGACTGTATAGAACTTGGACATCAAGATATTAAGGGATTGTATGAAACTAATAGTGTACGAGATCCTGATGTATGGGAACCAATAGAGTTTGAGATTGATTTAGTTGATGAAGATTGTGAGCCATTAGTTAACCCTAAGTATAAGTTTAGAACTGAGTTTCCATATTACATTGAGAATCATGAAGTTGTGAGACACAAGTATCCATGCTTTATAAAAGGTATAGATGTATATCAGTTAATTAGAGATGCTGTAAAGGAGAACCTTCCTGATCATTGTGTGATAACATCTGACTATGATTTCTCATTTACTGTTAAAGTTAGAACACCAGTAATACATGAAGAAACATTTCGAGTTGATGTTAGTTCATTTAATGCTAGGAAACCCAAGATGGTTAATAAACCATTGAGGACTATTGATGTTACTGTCATTGATATACAAACTGAGAAAAGGTATAGTGGAATAGTAATCCAGAGTGTACATGCAGATAACTATAAAGATTTAGAGAGAAAGATGGATGTACTAATTCAAGAATATATTGATAGGTTAGATTGGAAACCAACAGTATGCCCTCACTGTAAAGGATATGGATGGATACAGGTAAAGTGATATTATGGATAATACAGAAGAAGATAAGGACTTGCATAAACGAAGGAAGATATTATCAATACCATTTGATGAAGTATTGGGAAATCTATATGCCTTACGAAGTGTTGAGAATGTTATACAACATAAAGAATTACCACCAGGATATATTATTAAGTGTGTCCAGCATAACTTTGAGCGACAGACATTTGACTTCTTGATAATTCATGAATCATTTGAAAAGGTATTAGAAGGAGTAGTTGCACCATATATTGATGATATGTATGTAACTGTAAAGTCATATGAGGTAAAGCCATGTCAACAATAAATATTGAGAAAGCTGATGGTGATACTGATATGTATATTATTGTTATCGATAAGGATGGTAATGAGAAGCATATGACAAAGCCAATGACATTTGACTTAAATGTGCTAAAGATTAACATCTAATTGTCAATTTGACAATCATTGACAGTTACTAGCATTGATGATTATTGTATAAATTTTTTAGTATGAGGTGATACAGTGCCCAAAGGAAGAAAGAGTGACAAGAAAGATAGGTTGTATGTAGTATATAAAGTGCTACGATGTACAATGGATGATGAGGATGTTATCATGCTTAAGAAGATACATCCTGAATTTAAGGAGCTTGATGAATCATCACGAGATATTGATATTACTGAAGCATGTTGTCAGATGGCAGATGCAATGAATACTGGATTCCCATCTGATATGAATAGTGATACTATATCACAAATATGAGGAATAATTATGGAAGAAGAAATTAACGGAGAATATGTACGAGAAGTACAAGAGCTTAAGCTAGCTGGATTCTTTGATGAAGATTCTGACTATGATGGAGACATTGGAAGAAACGTTGAAGAGCTATTAAAGGTGTTTAAGAACCAAGGAAATAGTGGTATGTCAGCAGTTCGAACAGCTGAGATATTTGCAAAGCTTGTTGATGGGAAAGTATTAACTCCATTAAAGGGAACACCTGATGAGTGGATGAATATATCAGAATATTCTGATGGACCTATGTTTCAGAACAAACGATGTACACATGTGTTTGCAAGAACCAAAGATGGTGATAGAGCATATGATACTAACTATTTCATCTTTGTGAGTAAGAATGGTGTTACATTTACACGTGGTATTAAAAGTAGTATGTCTATCTCATTCCCATATATGCCAAGGAGTAGGTTCATAAAAGATAGGTATAATCGAATAATAGGTACAGTAGAGAAGATCAAACGTATACTAAAGTGGAAACGATAGAACATGATCCTTAGTGTAATAATTAGTATTATAACATTATGGTATACTCATCTATTGTCAAACAAGAGCAAGTTTGGATTATACATGGGTTTATTCTGTCAACTACTATGGACAATATACATTGTACTTGATGTAAAAGATTATGGTCTTTTGGTATTAAACGGTGGTCTATATATTGTACTTATAAATGGGTTAAGAAAATGGGAGAAACCTTAGCATGAATAGACATGATGTATTCATAGGAATATTGTTAATAATGCTAGCAGTAATAACGATGTTTACAACATGTCTAACACTTGCAGTACACAAAGCAGGAGGATAGTATGAACGTAAGAGTAGAAGATGTTGATATAGAACTAATAGATGGTGACTTTATCAAAATTCAGCAAGCACCAATAGAAGCAATGTTCATGAACAAACAGTTTGAATTAGAAACATCAAGAGGTATGATTCAAGGTGATCCTGGAGACTGGATAATCAAAGGTGTTGATGATACTCTATATGTTGTTACACCTAATACCATGATGAAGATATACACAATAGTATGTCCAACTTGTAATTCTAAGTTAGGGTTATCACCACACTATGATGAAGAAGATGGTATAGTATACCTTGACTGCCCTGAATGTGGGTACCATATGGAGAGGTGATTGTGATGAGTAAAATAGTAGCAGTAAAGGTGTTACTTCTAGAGCAATATTTAAATGAGCTCAAGAAGAAGACTGGTATATATATAGCTAAGGATGCTGTAGCAAAAGCAGTAGATCATTACTTAACATTTGGAATGTCAGAAGAAGATATAAGAGCAATAGACAAAGACTTAAAAGAGATGCGTGAAGAAGAGATGGAACAACATTCCAAAGATCAAGAACTCTTAGAGAAGATAAAGTTACAAGTATCTGAAGAAGAGTTTAACTCAATAGAGGAAGAAATAATTGAATCTGAAAACACAGCTAACTTCAAGATTGTAGATACCCCTATTGGTATCATGCAGGAAGAAGAAGGAGTTAAGATGTGGGTTGATCAACATTCAGCTGGAGATGTATTTACAGGAACTGTTTGTATGGAGTTACCAGATGGAAAGTATATCATGTGGGATTATTGGATGTAATGCATAGATGTTATGTAATGTCATTTTAAATCGAATTTGAAGGTGATTTTGACGATTAAATTTCAAACGATTAATCACACCAAGATTTCATTTTCATTTTTATTTGACGATGAATAAAAATGATATGACATATGTTACACTGATATTTCGAACAAATTAACTAGGAGAATATTTGATATGGTTATACTTAAACAATGGGAATACTATAAGGAACAGTTTTGCTCATTAAGCAGATTAAACGACTTAGGTCGTAGCGAGTGGGAGGTATGTGGAGTTACATATAATGAGCAATCAGGGATAGAAACATTTTATTTTAAGAAATTACGAAATACAGGAGCGATTGTAGGATGACAGCCCCAATTGATACATACATTAGAAAGAGCATGTTAGAAGATTACTCATTCTGTCCATATAAGTTTAAGCATAATTGGATGAGAGATGGACTTGAAGGTATACCACTTGATATACATAGTGTAGTTATGTCAAGAGGTACTAGGTTTCATGACTTTGCAAAGAAGTTTTGGGACTATGTAGACATATTACCTATTGATCGATGGATGGAGATGATACCGAAGCAGTTCTCAAAGTCAGAACGTAACATGGCAGTATACTTTATCCAGATGGAAATGAACAGACATAGACAATATGAGAAGGAAGGTAGACTTGATGAATGGAGACCAGTTGCCAGAGAGACAAAGTTAGTTGACACCAAGCTTAGACTTAGCAGTACATTTGATAGACTTGACTGGTGGGATAAGTCAAAGAACGAACTTGCAATGATTGAGTACAAGACTGGTGATAGCTTCTTTGTTCCAGCTATCCTTAGACAACTTGCCTTCTATGCTATATTATGGGAGAACACTATGAACCTTGGTGATATTACTCACATGATATACATTAACCCGAATACTGAGATGGTTGAGACATTTGAAATGACGAATGGTATCATCGAGAAGGTTATTACTAGTATCATTGATCTAAGGCAAGTAATGATTAATGGTGGACCATATGAAAGAAAGTGTTCGAAGAAGAAGTTAATAATGTGTAAAATGTGTACCCCTGCCGAAACTGGAGTATTTATGAAAAATTATTAATGAGGAAAATTAATATTAATAATGCTCTATTTACAACAATGCTATTATGATTACGTGAAAGTATCGAGGATATATTATGAAAGGTAAAGTACTTACAGATAGGTATCTTCAGGAAGGAGAAACTGAAGATGGAATGTATTGGAGAGTTGCAAAAGCTGTTGCTAAGGGTGATGATGAACTAGCTAGTAAGTTTCATTGTATGATGGGAGATGGATTATTCCTACCGAATACCCCAACATTGGTTAATGCAGGAACAGATAGTGGAGGATTATCAGCTTGTTATGTTGTACCTGTTGAGGATAACTTAGACTCAATATATGAAGCTCTTGTTGCTCAAGGACATATACACAAGTCATTTGGTGGAACAGGATTTGACTTTAGCACGTTAAGACCTAAGGGAGCAAGTATAAACTCAACAGGTGGTACAGCAACAGGACCAGTAGGGTTCATGAAACTATTCAATTGTAATGCTGAAGCTGTAAGACAAGGTGGTAAACGAGAAGGTGCCAATATGGGTATCTTACGAGTTGATCATCCTGATATTGAGGAGTTTATATGCTGTAAGGAGAAGGAGGGTGAGCTTAGTCATTTTAATATTTCTGTTGCTATTACCGATGTATTCATGAAAGCAGTATGTGTTGCAGGTGATCAATTTGAATTAATATCTCCCATTACCTCCGGTACATATGAATCATGTGTAAATGCAAGAGAGTTATTTAATACCATATGTGAACACATCTGGAGGAATGGAGAACCAGGTGTAGTATTCATTGATGAAGTTAACAAGCATAATCAAACACCTTCACTTGGAAAGATAACAGCAACAAATCCTTGTGGAGAGCAACCACTATTACCATGGGAAAGTTGTAACCTAGGTAGTATTAACCTGGCTAAGTTTGTTGGGGATTTAACTATTGATGATGGTCCATTTGTTATGTGGGAAGGTTTAGCAAATACTGTTAAGCTTGCAGTACAGTTCTTAAACAATGTGATTGACATTAACAAATACCCATTGGAAGATATAGAACGTGCTTCACTATTAACCAGGAAGATTGGTCTTGGTGTTATGGGATGGCATGACATGTTAGTAAAGATGGGGATACCATATGATTCTGATAATGCATTAAGGTTAGCAGAAGAAGTAATACAACATATATCTACAGTTGCTATTGACAAGAGTAGGCATTTAGCTAAGTCATCATCAACATTTCCGACATATGATGGATCTACATGGCAGCATGATGATATACCAGTAAGAAATGCAACACTAACAACAATAGCACCTACAGGATCATTATCCATTATAGCAGAATGCTCAAGTGGAGTTGAACCTGTATTTGCATGGAAACATATAAGGAAGATTGAATCTGGTGAGTTTGAGGTTAAGCATCCTACATACGATGAAGCTACAGCTTGGGATGATAAAGCTATGATGGATACAGCAGGAGACATAAGTCCTGAGGCTCATATTAGAATGCAAGCTGCTTTCCAGAAGCATGTACATAATGCAGTATCTAAAACCATCAATTTACCTCATGATGCTATAGTACAGGATATCAAAGATGCAATAATGCTTGCTTGGAAGTTGAAGTGTAAGGGTATCACAATGTACAGAGATGGAAGTAGAAATGAACAAGTATTAAATACCATTCCTGAAGGTGTTAAGAAATTCATGGATGAATATACACAACCACCAATGTCTGTAGATACAGATCAATCTACATCTCATCGAGTTAAGCATACACGACCTAAGGTACTAACAGGTACTACCGAGAAGTTAGTATCAGGATGTGGTGAGATGTTTGTTACTGTAAACATGTTAGATGGTGCACCATATGAAGTTATTATACCCAGAGGTTCTGGAGGATGTCAAGCTAATATGGAAGCAATTGGTAGATTAATCAGCTTGGGGTTGAGGAGTGATATATCTATCAGTGATATCGTTAAACAGTTAAACAAGGTACAGTGCTCTAATGCTATTAGGAGTACCAAGAGTGAGGGTGATAGCTGTGCACAGATTATTGGAGGACAGTTAACTAAGCTTACAACTACAGATACACTGGTATCAGGTATTAAAGCCAAAGCTTCTGAAGATATGGTAATTGGGGATTTAATAGTAGTAGATCCAATAACAAGATTAGCATATAAAGCACCTGATAATCCAACAGGTGTGGTATATCGAGTTATAGATGATAAAGTTTCAGATGATGTAGTTCGTGCTCAAGCTACATGTCCAGAGTGTGGTGAATCACTATCATTTGGAGAAGGATGTATGAATGGATCATGTCCTAACTGTGGATGGAGTGGATGCTTATGACAACTATGAATGATCAAGTTGAGTTGCTTAAAGAAGAGATGAAGAAAAAAGTTAAGCAATTTGATATAGGATTTACTAGATTCATACATCCAAAGGTTTCATATGATAAGGATAATGATATAGTTGATATAGAGTTAAGTGTAACTGTGTATCGTAATTATAAATTATCTGGTATGGAACTACGACATCATCCAAAGCATGTTACAGATCATATCAAGATGATGTTTTGGCAATTTGAATCATCTGCCAGACATAGAATATATGAGACATTAGTAGGATACCTCAAGCCAAAGACATATGGATATGAACTAGTAGCAGATACTGCTATTCCAAAAGGTATTATATTCTGTCATCCAGAGACAGTAATGAATATACGACACCTTGATATGAATACATATGTAGCAGGTGAAGTAGTTGGTGCAATAGCAGATAGTATTATGGTTGAAGACTTTCATGATATATCAGTTAAGTTTGAAGGTGAACCAGAATGATAGAAGTAAATCAAGATGATGCAATTAAGTTCTTTAATGAACATGGGTATCTAATAATTAACTCGAATCGACAGACAGGTAAGACTACCGTGCTGAAGAAGATAATTGAATCCAATCAGGATAAGAAGATTGGGATACGATGTCATAGTCATGCACATTATGCTATACAGTTTAATATGTATCCAAACTGTATATATATTTCGAGTTCACAATACACACGTGGTATACACTTTGATATTATAATTGGTGATGAGATATACGTACAACCAAATCCAGAAGTAATGACTGCATGTGCTTATACCAGTAAGTTTGTAGAATTTTCATTAAGATAGGAGAACATATGACGAATAGAATAAAGAAAGTAAACCAGAATACAAAGTGTAGTGTATGTGGACGTAACATACAATCGAACAATACAATAGGTATGTGTTCGAATTGCCAGAACTTAATAAAACCAACATTGAAGTTCTACAATCGATATGATGTATCGAATGATGAATTACCCAGGATAGTTAAGCAATACAGGAACCATCTAGCAGAGGTTAGAGAAAATAGGAGGAAGAATAAGAATGAGAGAAGAAGGAGGTAATAGTTAATGACAGTAATAAGAACAAGCAGGAAGTTTGAGGCTGCACATCGACAACTAGGTGATCCTAGCAAATGTGGTAAGCTACATGGTCATAACTGGAATGTAGTAGTCGAACTACGTGGAACACCAAATAAGATTGGTTATGTTGTAGACTTTAAGGATGTACATAATGTTATCGATGAGTTTGATCATTCTATAATATTGTGTGATAAAGATCCACTAGTAACCGTATTACAAAGTGTAAAACAACATGTAGTTGTAGTACCATTAAATCCAACGTGTGAGAATCTAGCTGTGATAATACTTAGACGTATAGCAAAGTTGGATTGTAAAGCACGTCATGTCAAGGTTACCGTGTATGAGAATGATGAGAGTTATGCTATAGAGGAGAGTGAAGTATGATAAGACTAAATGAAATCTTCAGCAGTATCCAAGGAGAAGGTCCTCATATGGGTAGAATGGCTACCTTTGTTAGACTTGGAGGATGTAATATGAGATGTACATTCTGTGATACCAAGTATGCACAAACACAGTTTATTGATGTTGATTCTAATCCATTGATAGTTGCTATTAAACGGCACAAGAACAAGTATGTAGTATTCACAGGTGGAGAACCACTACTTCAAATGCCAGCAATTAAGGATGTTGTTAATCAGCTACGAGAAGATGGATATACATTAGCTGTTGAGACAAATGGTAGTATACCCTGTGCATTAGGTGTATGGGATCTCATAGTTGTTAGTCCTAAGGATAAGAAGGATATCAAACAATGGATAGGTCGTGATGATGTTACCTTCAAGTTTGTGGTTGATTCTACATCAATAGAGGATATGTTGAGACTTGTTATAAAGAACAACATTGAACATGCATACTTCATGCCATGTGGAGTAACACCAGATGAGATGATTGAGGGTACATATGCTATTATTAAGGCTATGGAAGAAGTAAAATATGATGGATTTGTAACACCAAGGTTACAGATATTGATGGGGTTGAAGTAAATGGAGAAATTCAATAACATTAGAGGAACACTTGATGGTATCGAATATGATTATAATAAGCTAAGTGATGAGATTACCAGGCTTAAAAATGAGTTAGCAGATAGGGATCAAACCATTGCTGAGCTAGAAGAACAAATAAACGAGACACCAACAGAACCAGCGTATGCGGGATGATTAATTATGACAGATGTTAAAACATTACCTGACTATGCATGCCAGGTATCAGATGATAGAGTACTCAATAAAGTTGGAGTACGTAATGTAGAGATCATAATGCGTGATCTTGAAGATGAGAGAGTATTAACCAACCAATCTGCTTATGTGAGCTTAGAGAATATGAAGGGAGCACACATGAGTAGATTAATGATGGTAATGCAAGACTTAACAGATACTGATATTGAAGCATCAGATGAGATACTCGATATGTTATGTGATACCCACGATGCAGTATCTACATACTGGAAGTGTAGATGGAAGAGCATGTATAAAGGAGATCCACATTTCACATTTGATGCTGTACTTGAGGGTGTTAAGGTAAGAGATACATTCAATTGGTACTTAACATTTAATGTACCATATGCATCTGTGTGTCCATGTAGCCATGAGATGGTTAAGTCAGTTGGTCATGGTATACCTCATATGCAGAGGAGTTTGGTAGAGGTTACAGGATTAGTTACCACTGATGATTTAGGGTCATTATTATCAACAGGATTATCAAGAGTAGTAGATGCTGTTGTATTAGTACCTGAGCCTATGATGAAACGACCTGATGAATTAGATTGGTGTCAGAGAGCAGCAGGTCATAATATGTTCGTTGAAGACTCTGCAAGACGAGTTGCTGAGGTTATTGATGATCTATTTGATGATTGGGTTGTTAAGTCTGAACATCAGGAGAGTATACATCAACATAATGTTGTTGCTGTGTGTAAGAAGGGAGATCAACTAGTGTGAGGTAATTAATATGAGATATAGAAAGAAATCAGTGGAAATAGAAGCAAAACAGTTTGATGGAACCGAAGAATCAGCTTTGAAAATCTCAGAAGAACTTGACATGTATCAGGATGCTTGGGATTATTCTGTTGAAGGAATGATATTGCATACTCTCAAAGGAGATATGGTTGCAAGTAAAGGTGATTGGATTATCAAAGGAGTTCAAGGTGAGTTTTATCCTTGTAAGCCAGATATATTTGACTTAACTTATGATAAGGTGGAGTAAACAGGAGAGATGAAATGGTTCACGTTCTTAAACAAGTAATAACAGATAGTAGAGAGAAGATACACACATATGAGTTACTATGTTCATTGTTTCCTGAGATTACGTTTACCCGAGAAACAATGAGTATTGGTGACTATGCAACAGATCATGTATTGGTTGAACGTAAGAGTATGGCAGATCTGTATGCATCAATAATCAACAAACGATTGATCAGTCAATTCGAACGTATGAGTGTAATTAACCATCAAGTTCATGTATTGATGATTGTTGGAAACTTAAAGACATTCTGTAATAGTATGAACTTCAACAAAGGTGTACCAGATGTTAACATTGAGATGATGAGAGGAGCAATAGCAAGTACAGCATGTAGATATGGTAGTCATGTTATATGGTTTGAGAATGAGGATGAATCATTCTATCACATGATTAAATTCATGGATATGGTGGAAGAAGGTAAGTATGAAATACCTGCTAAGAGGAATCCTGATGTACTAATGGCACGTTATCTTCAGGTTACCCTAGTACAGTGGAATGATATCAAAAGGATGTTTCCATCAATATTAGATATACAAAATGCAGATGTTAAAGAGTTACAGCAGATATATGGTATTGGACCAAAGAAGGCATTGAATATCAAGACAGTGTTGCTTGGAGACTTCATTTAATGACAATACACCAGCTAATCATGGATGAGTTGGCTGACCGTCAGGTATACAAGCATGAGGTATATGCACCATTTTTTATAGCATCTATGACTATGCATATGTTCAATTTGTATAACCAGAAACATCAGATATACTGGGAGTCAAAGAGATTACCCAACCTAAGAGCACATACTTTGTTTGTTGCACCACCTGGGTTCATGAAGAGTTACTATATGGGAACAATGGCAGGTGATATATATAGTATATTTGCTAAATCTGGTATTCTGATTGGTAAAGAGCAATATATGACTGAAGCTGCATTTGTTGGTACCATGAGTAACATTGGTGGTATGTCTATACCAATTGAAGGTGCAGCTAAACAATATGCTGATGGTCTTATTGTTATTGATGAATTTAGTGCAATAACCAAGGCAATGCAGATGCAGCATAGTAACCAGTTAGATAATCAACTGCTATCTGCGTTAGATCATGGTCATGTGATTAAGAGATTAGGAAGTGGAAAGATAGAATATGATACTCGATTAACATTGTGGGCTGGAGTACAACCAGCAAGGTTTGATCTAACATCAGGTATGGGAAGAAGATTGATATACTTAAACTTTATACCCACAAAGCTAGATAATGAGTATCTACTTGAAACTGTACACAACACAAGAAATGTGAGACCTGATAAGCAAAGGATGGAGGATTTATGGACTAAGATTAGGAACTTCAAGAATGATATATCGAAGATTAAACGGTTAGAGTTTGATGATTCTGTACTACGAGTATACAAAGAGTTGAAGCTATTTAGTTATGAAGGATCATATTTCGATAGATTACTCATTGGATATCATCTTGCTCAATATGGACCTGAGAAGACTGTTACTATTACCATGAATGATCCTGAAATCAGAAAGATAGTTGAGAGAGAGAAGAAGTGGAGATCAGAAATATCAACTGGTATCGAGTATGTTCAGCTATTACGAATTATTGAGCTAGCAGGAGGAAGTATTAAGCAAACTGAGTTAATTATTGATGCAGCTATGTATGGATGGAATGCATTACAAGTATTAGAGATGATTAGTGATATGAAGAGACATAGGATGTTAAAGATTGAAAAAGGAGTAGTTGAGATATTGTAGGTGATAATATGGGTAATAAAACAACAAGCACAGTATATCTCGATGAAGATGATGTACGAGAGTTTAGAGAAAAGGGTTTCAATATAAGTGAAACAGCTAGAATAGCTATGCGTACTATACTTGAAACAGGATTTGACGATATTGCAACAATGTTAAGAGTTAGTGCAATTGACAGAGAATTGACATCTTTGGAAGGTGATTTAAATACATTAAATAAGCACAAGTATTTACTTATTTACAAGCAAAAAGAACTAACAGAAACTCGTGATAACCTTGTAATAAATATGAAAGCAATTCAAACATCAAATCGCATATCCGAACTAACTCAAGTGTTAAATAAGCACATCATAGACAGTAAGTTTGACTCAGAATCTATTGCAAGTGAATTCCCAGATATCATAATTGAACTTGAACAATTAAACTCGAACTTCAATATAGTCACTCATATTGAACGTCTAAAGATAATACTTGACTTCTAACCTTATAAAGCTGCACTAATTAATGCAGCTATTATAAGAGTAACAAACATGACAAATATTGATAGCTTAACAGCTAACACTTTTACTTTACCCATCATAGTTGCATTGTTAGTATCTATGTCACCTTTAATCTTCTCATCAGCAACCTTTAGCTTATTAATATCATCTACAATACCACTATGATATTGACAGCTTTGCTGCTCAAGTGCACATAGTCGATCAAATATATTACCATGATCATCTTTATTATATGTCATAATTAAATCGAGCTTTACATTGATAGCAGCAAGCATTTCTTTATCTGTCATATAGTTGTCACCTGGGGAAGCATTATTCAAGCACATACATTATACCAACAATGTTCTTATTCATTGATATTCAGCATATATTGTTACTAAATCTGTGTCTCCTGGTCCAATGAAATCACCAAGCGTAATAAATGCTTGTATCCTATACTCACCTTCTTGATCGAAGTCATCTGCAACACTTACATACTTCAAGAAGTTTTCATTATATATAGTTGCAGGCCATTCTACTTCTGTACCATCAGGTTTCTCAACTTTTAGCTTAGTATCTGTAGCTCCTGTTATGTTAGCTCCACAGTCAACAATAACATTAACTCCTACCATATCTACATAGTGTTTTACCATCTTATATCTCCTCCACTTCTATCTTTGATTTTAGTTTCATTGTAACATCAATATATGACTCTATGTTAGTTGGAGTTATATCAGATGTCAATCTTGCTACAGTATCAACATGTGATTCTAATTCAACTTCACTATCTACATCAGAGTCTAATTCTATACTAACATCTATATATGAATCTGCATGTAGTATGTACCAAATGTCTAATAGAATACTATCAACAGTAAACTGCTTTAAGACATCCTTTAGACCAATTACACCATCTATATTAAACTCTTTTATATTATAAATATATCTGAGCTTGCTATCAATTGTATACTCTTTTATATCTGTACGTAATAGGAACGAATCAGCTATAACAGTTTTACTAAGTCTATCTACTAGTGAACCATCAATTATAGTATCTTCAGTACCAATCTTCTTAATGATAGAATCAATATCAAAACTCTTAGCTGGTATCTTCTTAAGTATACCATCAACAACAACACATTTAGTATCAATAACTTTTAATATTGCATCACTAATAAATTCTTTACCATTATCTCTCTTAAGTAGTTTACCATCAATGGTAATAACCCTATCACATTTATTAACCAGTATACTATCAGCTATAACGTCTGTAATGCCAATCTTTCTAATAACACTATTAACACTGAAAGATTTACAACCAGCTTCTCTGAGTGTACCATCAACATTGAATGTTTTAATATTAGTTCCCTTAAGTATAGAATCAATATTAAACTCTTTATTATAGATCTTCTTAATAACACCATCAATATCAAATGTTTTAATGTCTACTCCTTTTAAACTCGTATTAATAGTAAACTCTTTAATATCTGTTCCTAATAAAATTGAGTCAACATTAAATTCATTAACTCTTACTTTCTTTAATACTCCTCCAATATCAAACTCTTTAATATTTATCTTCTTCAATATTACGCTAGTATCAAACTCTTTAGTTAATACATATTTTAAACTAGCATTAATACTAAACGTCTTATCATACTTAACTGAAACAAATGCACCAGCACTAAATGTTTTAGTATATTGTGTAATAGATTTTAATACAGCATCAACATCAAAATATAATTTACAAGGTCCTGTTAATATTGCATCAAGACTAAATCTACTAAACGAACCAACCCAAGCATCAATTGTAAACGTTTTGGCAGCAAATGGTGTTGTATCAAGTTCATAAATTAAATCAGTTCCAGGATCACAATGCCATATTGTATTATCGTCACCACCAATTCCTTTTGGCCAATTACCTGGAGAACCTACAGCATAAACTACTGAAAAATCTGTCGGACTAAGTCTTGCTATTTTGTTTGCACCCCAATCACAGTGCCATATGTTGGTGTTAGTTCCTCCAATTCCACTTGCATATGAATAAGGTACTGGACTACTCCTAATTTTTGAAAAGTTAGATGTAGAAAGTTCAAAAATACCACCAGCACCACCATAGTAACAGTGCCATATCTTAGTTGCAGTTCCTCCAATTCCAATTCCAACATATGGGAATGGATCTTGTACATTTCTAATTAATGATAAATCAGTTGTCTTACGTTCAGATATATGATCGAGATATGATTCACAATGCCATATTTTACTCGAGGTACCACCTATCCCATCTGCACCTTCAAATGGTTGACTATCTTTATATTTAAGTACTGAAAAATCAGTTGGACTAAGTTCTTCAAGATATGTATTAGGAGTCCCATGACAACTCCATATCTTACTTGAGTCACCACCAACTCCACTAATATCAGTGCTTGATGATGCCCCACTACGAATTACATCACCAAAAGTCATATACTACACCTTTAATATTTTTAAATACTCTAATTCAATTTTCTAGGTTTTAATACTCGAATACCCTTAATTTTGAAGTCGTTCTTAAACTTCTTCAATCGTTCTACTCTATCATCAGGAAGATTACCAATAATAATATGACTATTATCTATCTCTTGCTTTACGTGTTCCTCATAAATTAACTGGTCATCTATTGAATACTTATCAGGAAAATTATTATCAATAGCAGTATTAATAACATCTTTTCCTTCCAGAGTAGTTACTCCAGGTACATCTTCATACTGAGAAAGATCTCTATTATCCTCAATAACTCTTAACTCAACAGCAGGATCTATATCCATATTCTGCCAACCGTAACACTGAAGGTTTGGATCATTAGGATTAATATGTCCTGCTCTTTCTCCTGTAATAGTATTCCATTCAATCAACAACGCTCTATCATTTACTGCTTCTGGATACATTCTAATTGCCATCTATTTCATCTCCTAAACTGTTACTTCTTCTAATTCTACTTTCGATTTTAACCCAATTGTGACATCAACATCCGACTCCAAACGTAATACATATGCTGAATATGTACCTGCTATAATACCGTCAATAATAACAATCTTTAAATTTGCACCTGCTATAATTGCATCTAAATCAAATGCCTTATCTACAACACTTATAAGTAGTCCATCAATACTAAAAGTAGTTTCAGATGTTAACTGTAAACTTCCATCGATACTAAAATCATTAGCACTAGTCTTCTTAACTATCCCATCAACACTAAATTCCTTACTAGAAGCTTTCTCTAATATCCCATTAACAACAAAATCTTTGGTTATAATAACACCAATAGTTGCATCAACAATAAATGTTTTATCATTAGTCTGTTCTATTATTCCATTAACACTACAATCTGTTATCAATCTATCAACTAATACTGAATCAATTGAAACCTCCTTTATTAACCTATTAATAAGAGTTCCATCAACATCAAATTCTTTAGTTACCTGATCAGTAAGAATTCCATCAACACCAAAATCTTTGTCATAAGCTTTTGAAATAAGTGTATCAATACCAAACGCTTTAGTTCTTACTTCTTTAAGTATTCCATTAACAATAAATGTCTTATCTACTACACCAGTAGAAATAATAGCATCAACTATCGTAGTTTTATCATGATGAATAACTAACCAACTATCGATATCAAATTCCTTAGTAAATGTCTTCTTAATTAGTCCATCAACACTAAATTCTTTTTCAACATAGTTAACAAGAATACCATCAATAATAAACTCATTACTATTAGTCTTATATACTATGGCATCAACATCGAACGTCTTATCATATGTACTTTTCAAGAATGCATCAATAACAGTATCTTTTCCTTTTCTATTTACTAAATATCCATTACCATTAAAATCCTTACTATGTGTACTTGATAACAAACCATCAATTGTAAATGTTGTATCATACTTATTTACTAGATATCCATTGACATCAAAACTCTTATCATTGTGGTTAACAGTAATTCCGTCAATGTTGAACTCCTTAATAGAAGTTTTTTCTAATATCCCATCAGCATTAAACTCTTTTATTTTGCTTGTGCTGATAATAGCATTGATATTAAACGTTTTATCATAAACTGTTTTTATTGATCCATCAATAATAAACGTCTTTTCTAACCTATTAACAACAACTGAATCAATATCAAATTCCTTAGGCAATTTATTAACAACAAATCCATTGATATTAAATTCCTTAGTTAACTGGGTATAAAGATTAGCATCAATAGTAGGTGTCAACGTAGATGTTTGAGTAAGAATTACATCAATATTAAATGTCTTATCACATTGATCCTTGATTACCCCATCAATACTAAAACTCTTATCGTATCTACCAACAATAACCGAATCAACAATAGTAGTTTTATCAAGTCTATTTACTAATACACTATCAATTAAAGTTTCTTTAATACTAGTCTTCTCTAAATATGCATCAACTTCGAATTCTTTAACACTAATTTTTTTAATGATTCCATCAACAATAGTATCTTTAGTTTTAATAGTTCCTAAATTTGCATCAACAAAAAATTCCTTAATACCTATTTTAAGAATAATTCCATCAACTATAGTAGTTTTATTATATCTATTAACTAATACTGAATCAACTTTAAATTCTTTAGTATCTGTTTTTTCAAGTATTGCATCAATTACAAATACCTTAGAATCTACTTTATCCAAGATACTATCAATTTCAAATACTTTAGAACTAATTTTCTTTATGATACTATCAATTTCAAATTCCTTAATATTAATACTTTTAACTATAGTATTGATATCAAAGCTTTTTGTATGTCTATTAACTAATATTGAATCAATGTTAAATATCTTATCTTCATATTTAAGAATAATTCCATCAACAATACTTGTCTTATCAAATCTATTAACTAGTATTCCGTTGACTATAGTATCTTTAGTCTCTATCTTTTTTATAATACCATCAACATCAAATTTCTTATCTCCAATTTTCTTCAAGATGCTATCAATGATAAACTCTTTAACATAAGTATTTTCCAAATATGAGTCAACTATAAACTCTTTAATATCTGTCTTTTCAAGTATTACATCAACTTCAAATTCTTTACTACCTATTTTCTTTATAATACCATCTACTATAAATGTTTTTGTTGGTGCTGCAAGAGCAAGAGTTGCATCTATAGTAAAAGACTTAGTTTTAGTAGCTTGTAAGATTGTATCTATAGTAAAAGGTTTAGCAACAACACCTATTAGACTTCCATCAATTGTAAATTCTTTAAGCCATATAGGATCAGGTAGATATTGGGGAACTTCAAAATAACTTGCAGCATCACTAGTAGCAACTCCTTCGGTTGGGTCTGTTGTTCCTTCATAATATCCTGTTGCTGTATAAGAATTGTTTTTACTATTTCTTATATCAAACCAACCTTCTACTACAAATTTATCACCATTTTGAATATTAAAATTACCTGACTCACCAGTTCCTGAAACTACACGACCTTCTTCAGCTAATTTGGAATCTGCTTCATTTGCAACCGATAATGGTGTAATAACTGTCTTTACATTACCTGAGCCAGATCTCCAAATATAGGCAAACCATCTAAGATATAAATCCATAAAAGCTGATGATTCTTTTACAGCAGCAGCAAATGTATATCCACTTACAGCTTCAACAAGAATTTTAGCTCCTAAATATGGACTTACCCATATACGATAAAGGGTTTTTGCTGCTATTGTTGTAGTATAAGCTCCTGCTTGTGATACCTGAGATGAGCCTTTAGTTGTAAGCATCTGTTTTGCAGTATTTTTATCACTTGGTACTGAAGGAAAATCGTCAGTATCTGTTGATGCCTTGGTTGTTGGAGCATCGGTAGCATTACTACTTCTGAGATACCATCTCTTTTGATTATTAACTAATATAGCATCTGCTGTAAAAATTTTTTTATTTAAATTATCAGAAGCTATACATGCAGGATCTGTACTTGGTGAAATATACGAATCTAAAATAGTAGATGAAAATCCATCATGCTTATAATGCCTATCAGTACCCCGATCAGTGCTTAAAACACCAGCATTTTCCCATCCAATTCCAGCTGGATGTAATCCAGGAGTCGAATACGAATCTATAATACTAGCAGAAAATCCGCTATGTTTATAGTGCTTATTTGATTGCCTTGGTACACTTAGAACATTTGTTCCATCCCAAGCCATTCCTTCAGGATAACTTCCTGGATAAGCATATGAATCTATGATAGTAGACGAAAATCCACTATGCTTACGATGAATATCATTATATTTAGTACTTAGAACATTTGTTCCATCCCAAGTTAAGTCTTCATTCCAATTCGGCATAAGATAAGAATCTAAAATAGTAGATGAAAATCCATCATGCTTATAATGATAATTTTGGCTATCACTACCATTTGCACTCAAAAGATTTGTTCCATCCCAAGCTATTCCACGTGGTTGACTACTTGGAGAACTAAAAGAATCTAAAATAGTAGCAGAAAATCCGCTATGATTATAAAATTTATCTGAGGCATAGTCACAACTTAAAATATCTCCCATTTATTTAACGCCTCCAATCCCAACCATGATTATTACCCCATTCTACGGCTTCATCTTCCATCTTGATCTTAAATTTTGCATATTCTGGATTACCATTCATTAATTTTTGAATTTCTGATTGCCATTCAGATATAGGATCGTTAAGAGTTAGCTTTCCACAATGCCACATTCTACACATACATGGTCTTACATTCCATATAGTACATTTATTATCCTTCTGATATTGACATGGTAAAAGCAAATCGAACCTATCATGCTCTATTGGAATAACATTAGGTTCTCCAAACTGTTTCAGTATCTCGAACTCTTCACGAGTAATCTTTACCGAAGGTAGTGTACGACAACATTCTCCACATTGAAGACACTCAATATTGTCACTCATCGCCTCCACCAAGAAGCTTTAAAACAGAAACCAAACTAATAGTTTTCATATGGTCACATATCTTTTCCCAATCTACCCATACTTCAAATCCTGCTCGTTTTGATTTCTCACAGAAATAAAAGTCTTGACCTAACAATTGGATACCTTTTTCTGACCACTTTCTCTCAAATGGAGCCTTAACATGCTCAAGAACAATTCTCTTAATACAGATACATCCAGTACCTACTGCATCAACTGGTTGTAATCCTATTCTTCTATTAGGAGGGATAGGTTTATATCCATCAATTACTTTATCTAATGCAATCCAATAGATATCTCCTTCTCTCCATTGTGGATATGCTGCTCCGACAATATCTTTGTCAAGTGGTACCAAATTTAACGGATTAAACATTGGAATAGTATCATTACCATCGATCATTATTAAAAAATCATTTTCACTTTCAAGCATCCGTTTAACAATAAGATTCCTATTGTTATCTACTGGTCGTTCTGCAGGATACTCTACAGTAACTACAAATCTTGGATCTGTTCGAATTATAGTAACAATATCTGAAATAGCTGGATGTATATTTTCCTGATTGAGAATTGTCACCATTACTTTAATGATGCTCATATTTACTCCAGATGTTCTAATAACAAGTCATCAAAAAGTTGAGATTTATTCAACCCTAAATTAGGTTTTTCAGGATTAATAACATCTAATTCTTCTTGAGTTAATTCTTCTCCTCTTGCATGTTTTGCAAAAATCATCATAACCTTTTCTTGATCGATTATTTTCTCGATTTGGGGTCTCCATTTCCTACCTTTCTCGTTTGCTTCTACTTGTTGAATCTCTTGAATATCTGAAGACACAAGAAATTGTGGTGCATCTTTATTAGATACTACTCCGATAAGAAATTCATGTGGTAAAGTAGACTTATCTCTTGCTGTTACAATGTTATTTTTACCAAGAGATTCATAACATAACACTTGAATTTTTGTTGAATCATATTCAGGAGGATAAGTATAATGTGTTCCTCCACCAGGATTCTTACTACGCTTAGCTTTAATTAAAAGAATTTTACTCATTAGATCTTCTCCTCAGGTAAAAATATCACAGGATAAAACCAATGATGATCTTTTTTAAATCCATCAGTATTTTCTACGTATCCTGTACTTTCAAAGTAAAAATTGATACTCTGAACAGCTACATCTTTCACATTTTGTTGCCATCCAATAATATAAACTACTTCTCGAATAGTTTTAGAAACAAGACTCTTCGCAGTTCGTCTCCTAAAGATTAACTTCTTCTCAGGGTCAAGATTAAGGACAAACTTAACGTTACCACTACTATCTACCAGGATAAATTTCTCTAAAATATTCCGATTGATATCACCGTATTTATTTTCGCTACCATTCTCATTGTATTGAGAAAGATAGGAACCGTTGTTATAATATGCTTCCCATGTCAGCATTGTATTGCTGCCTCCTTTAGTTGGTGTTCTTCTATCTATACTTCTCTGGTTTGGAAATAATCTTTTACAATCATTACTGCTATTAAGCCTAGTGCTTCGTAGTTTCTCGTATATACACATACACC